TTTCTGGTTTTGATTGTGCTGGTAAACAACATCTATATTGGCATATTTTAGATAGGATTAACGATTGGTATGATGATTCTGATGAGAACAAAACCATACGATATATGTTGTGGGTTGAATTAGTTCAGTCTAGACATATTCATAAAAATCATGTTTATGAATGGGCCAATTCTTTACCTAGTGGACATCCACTAACAGTTTTGGTTAATTCTATATACAATCTAATGGCTTTTAGGTATTGTTGGGTTAAATCAAATAAAAATGATTTGTCTTCTTTACCAAGTTTTGATAATCATGTTTATCTCATCACTTTTGGTGATGATGTGAATGGTAGTATATCGAAACATTTTAGACATTCTTTTAATGATATAGTTGTTCAAGATTATATGAGAGATTTAGATCTCACATATACTTCTGATAGCAAGGCACAGTTTATCACTCCGTTGAGAAAATTAAGTGATATATCCTTTCTTAAAAGATATTACACTATAAATAAGATCGACGGCCAATATATAGGATCGTTGGAAAAAGATGTCATATTCACAACTCCTGGTTGGACTAGGAAAAAGAATTCTGATGTTATTACCATTGATAATTATAAATTTTCATTGCGTGAAGCAGCAATATGGGGTAAGAGCTTCTTTGATGAATTCATCAAGGTTACTTTACCTGTCTTCCGGAATAACTTCCCTGGTGTTCCAGTTGACACAAGCTATCTTTCAAATATTAGTTTAGTCTCCGAATTGGAGTACTATTACTAATATTATATTACTTATTGTAACCTGTATATAGAAATAATTTATTTTATTAAAAACAAAAACAAAACACTAAATTTATGATGAACGAAACAAACGAAATAAATCAAAACGACACGTCTTTACCATCAGACGAAGTAAACAATGGAACAACTACTTTTATTGATGAAGGGTCTTCTGTCACGGTCAGCCGAACTGATTACTTATCAATACCAAAATTTCAGCTATCTACTGGCGAATCTTCAATGCAGTCAATTTCTGATTTTCTTAAGAAACCTATTGTTATTTATGATAGCTCTATTAGCACTGCTACTACTGGATTACTTTACGATGAAGATTGTACACGCAACGTTTACACAGGAGGCACTACACTTTGGGATGTGAAATTAAGGAATATTTATGGTCTTAAATTTAAATCTGTTTTTACTATGAAAATTAATGGATCTAGATTTGACCAGGGTATGGTTACTATGTCTTTTATGCCCACTGGAGGTTATTGTGTTAATACACAACCTTACGACCCAGCTAATCGTATTTATGCATATTCTAAAACTCAATTGACCACTATGCAGCATGTTAATTTTAACATAAATTGCGATAGTTCTGCTATTTTAGAAATACCTTGGATTAGTGCTTATCCGTTTTTAAAATTGATTCCTTATACTGATACCAGAGCTGGTACACCAGGTTTCTTAAAGATTTGGGTTTATTCTCCACTAGTTTCTGAGTCAGCAGACCCCGTTAGAATAACTGTCTGGCAACATTTGGAAGATGTCGAGTACTTTGGGAATGCTGTTACGCAATCTGGACCTATCGATATTCAACGTATTCGTAATGCTTCCGTTACGTTGGTTCAAGCTGGAAAAACTAGAGTTATTTCAAAGAAAGATGAACTTACAAGAGAAGAACAATCTACTAGACCAATATCTGGTGGACTTAGAATGTTATCTTCTATTAGCTCTGCTTTATCAGTAGTTCCACTGCTGAGTAGCTTTACTGAACCTATCTCTTGGGTTTCTGATGCTATGAGCAAAGCTGCTTATATATGGGGTTATTCTGCTCCCCGAGTAGTTTCTCCACCCAATTTTATGGTTCGTAGTAAAACCCCTTATATTAGTAATTATGATAAGCACTCTCCAGCATACTCTATGGGAATATCAGTTTCTAATAAAGTTGGTCCTGCTATTGGATTTTCTGGAACTGATAAAGATGAAATGAGTATAGATTATCTTAAGCAAATTTTTGCTTATACTAATACTTTTACTTATACTGCTGCTCAAGTTGATGAGCAACTCATCTTTACTTATGATTTGTCTCCCATTTCTGGGAGAAGAAATATTGTTGCTACGGGCACTTATGGTGCCTCCTATGTGTATACACCTGCAGCCTACTTATCTAGGATTTACAAAAAGTGGAGAGGTTCAATTAAATTACGATTTATACTCGTTAAAACTGAATTTCATAGGGGTAGATTAGCTTTTGCATATGCCCCCAATGGAGGTACTCCAACTTATGATCAAACTGATCCATTACTCAGAGAAGTAGTTGATATTAGGGCTGGATCTATCATTGAGATTACCATTCCATTTATTAGTAATTTCCACTGGCTTGATAATACAGCGAACATGGGAAAACTTCATGTTTATAAGATTGATGATTTGAAGACTGGAGGAGATCAAGCACCCACCAATGTTAATGTTTTGGTTGAAACATGCATGGGTGAGGATGCTCAATTTAACATTCGTGCTAATGTACGAATGTCTCCCAATGGTCAGACAGGTAGCTTTCAATCTGCTGGTGATTCTATCAAGCAATGCGAAGCTGTAGTTACTCGTGTTGGTGACTCTTCACAGTCCTCTAAGGATTATTCCCATACAGTTAATTGTATGGGTGAGGTAGCAGAATCATTATCTCAAATTATTAAAGCTGGAGGTTTTGTTACCGGTATTTATTCCGGTATGGGCATGGGTGGAGCCCACTCGGTTGGTTTCCGAGTTACTAGCCCAGGTGCGTTTTCGGACGCACTTAGTGTTGATATCTTTGGAACCATTTCTTGCTGCTACGCACAAATGCGTGGCGGCTCTAGGTTGACATTTATTCCTTCTAATGCCACAGCTGGAAGGAATTTTGTCGTTTGGTTAGATCCTGATTCGCCTTGGCTTCACCCTGTCCTCGCGTTTCAGACTGGCACTTCTGCTCCTTTGGAGCAAATAACTTTTCTCAGTAACACTGGTTTAAATTTCTTTAATGAGAATGAAACCTCATTATCGTTAGATTTTCCAGGTTACTGTGAGTTAACCTCTTCCCCAGTTGCTGCTAACATGATCAATTCAGCCGGTCTTGTTAGCGTTAAGCCTGGGGGATTTGTATCAGAGTACAAAATTCGTTGCCTTGGTTCTTATACTGAGGGCGAAGATCCAATCCTAGTCCACAGAGCAGGTGCAGATGACTACCGACTTGGTAATTTTATCTGCATTCCTGTTATGTGGGAATGGAAAGGGGATTTCGGTCCCTAGCTTAACATGTCCTTTTGGGTTTTCGGAGTTAAGTTAGTAATTTATAGATCCCAGATTTTTTATCTATAAATTGCCGGTAGAATATTTTGTGTGTGAATATTACCGTTTAGAAACAGGAGTTT